ACGATGATGACGATGATTCCGATTATGAACCTGATGAAGATTCCGATTATGAACCTGATGAAGATTCCGACTATGAATCCAATGACGATGATACCGATTATGAACCTGATGAAGATTCCAACTATGAACCTGATGAAGATTCCAACTATGAATCCAATGAAGTCACAGACTTGGGCGCCAGATTCAATTGTGTCGCATGCGAAGCCACATTGGTTTCCAAACCAAACGCAATATTTGTTAGACTGTGCGGAGACGAATATTGTAGCGCGTGTTTTCCAACTGTGTATGAAAATATGAACAAAACATACATCGAAGACTATTACACTACGGAAAACCCAACTGGAAACGATGGATGGTATGATTCGGCAAATGACATATTTCATATTGGGATTTGGATGGATTACCAATTTAACCCAGACATGCGCGATGTTCGTAATATAAATTACTATGAACAGTTTTCGAATAACATTGATGCGATTCCGGTTGCGATTCGTATTAATCCGGACCCATTGTTTAACGCGAGCTTACAAGACGCGAGCTTGGACGACGATGAAGACTTAGACGATGAAGACTTAGACGACGATGAAGACTTAGACGAAGACTTAGACGATGAAGACTTAGACGAAGACTTAGACGATGAAGACTTAGACGAAGACTTAGACGATGAAGACTTAGACGAAGACGACGATGAAGACGAAGATGAAGATGATGACACCAACGACTGGGAACACTGCTCGCAATAAAACAAAATACATAAAAAACGCGACCCTCTGTTTTTTATCTATCATATGCCGGGTTGTCCCGAATCATCATCCCGCAATATTTCTGCGGTTCCTTCTTATAATCTCGCGGTACATGGATGCCTGCCTCCTTCGCCTCTAACAACAAGAACTTGAAATTGTCCCAGAATTCATCTTTATGTCCAATCGACTTTGTCGCAACATGGCTCAACTCGTGTATTGCCACAAAGGTGAGTGTATGTTCATCAATCCGTGTATTTCCATTTTTCTCCGTATTCAGACAAAATGCGATTTTCTCTCCCTTGTTTTCGCTATAGGCAGTCAACTCGCTTGTAGGCAGAGTCTCCATGATTTTCTTTGGATTGAATCCAGCAACCAACCGTTGGACATTTTCCTTCTCCGGATATTTCTCGCCCACATATTTTACCAGTTCTTTACATTTGCCCGTTGCCCGCGCCAACAAATCTGCGGATTCGGCCACCTTCCCCGATTCGCGCACACAGTATTTATTGCCATCCACGGTCGAAACCACGCATTTCAATTCGAAATCGCTCTTATCAAAATACATGTATCCACAAGCTAAGACCATCAAAATAATAATTAAATAAACAAACGCGGATTCTTTATCCATTATGGCCTCTCTATATTCTATGTGGATATATCGTTTATTAGCCATTGTGCGCCCTAACACATTGTGCACCATTACACATATCTTTCAAGCATCTTTTGCGAAGGCGGTGCCCGACCTACCACAGACACGACCATATTTTCGCGCCTAAAATACTTTTTGATACATGCATTGATATTGGCAATTGTGATGGAATCCACGTAGGTTTTGTACCGATTTTCGAACAATGGTGCGTCGGGTCTTTGATACAAAATGTTTTTTGCGTTATAACTGGCGATTGACTCGGCGTTTTCCGCGGAAACCGCCATTGTTCCGCGATAACTGCTTTTGGCAATTTCGAGCTCCTCTCGTGTAACACCGTCTTTCACTAAATCGTGGATTAGTTTCATAATCAATGGATATACACCGAGATTTGAGCGAGCTCCACCATTTGAGGTCACTCCACCATTTGAGGTCACTCCACCATTTGAGCGAGCTCTGCCATTTGCGAATAGCTTTGTCGGGTCGCATTCCGCATAAAACACAAAATTGCCCGCATTCTCATAATGTTCCGATTCAGTATATGATGAATATGTGAGTCCATTCTCCTCTCTCAATATCATAAACATACGACTCGACATAGATCCACTCAAAATCTTTTTCAGCATTTTCAATGAATATCGGTCGGCGTCATAAATCGAGCATGTGCGAAACCCAACACAAATGTGCGCCGGATTTATTGGCATCTTGGCGATTTTATATGCGGTTTCTTGTTGCGCGGTGAGCGACAATACGAGAGGTTGAGGGCATCTAAGAGCAGCCTTGGCTCGTTCCTTGGCCCGTTCCTTGGCCCGTTCCTTGATAAAACACGACTGTTGGACAGCTTCACAAATCGCATCAAACGAATTGGCCGAACACACGCTCAATATCATCCTGCTCGGAATATAAAACGTACGATACATTTCAACCAGCTTGTCATATTGAAGCGCATGTTTCCCCGAATGATATTTGAGCTCATCCACCGGATATTCATACGGCGACCCGGCAAAAATCACCGCGTCCGCATTTTTAAGCGCGGTTTCTTCGGCATCATCCGCATCTTGTATCATCTCCTCTCTCACCACTTCGCGTTCTTTGGTATATTCGCCCTTGTCGAATACCGAGTTCAACAACATGTCGGATAACAACTCTATGTATTTGGGCACATGTTCGGTGGTTGTATCGATATAGTATTTTGTGTATCGCCGGTCGGTGAATGCATTGATATAAGACCCAGTCTTGTCAATCAACGACGATATTTCATATGAGGTTGGATGGGTCGGCGTACCTTTGAAACACATATGCTCGATGAAATGCGCCGCCCCTCGCGAATCCGCGGGTTCGTGGATACTTCCCACATCGCAAATCACTTGAATCGACGCGACCTTTGACCCGTGGAATGATTTTTCATGGACAACCCTAAATCCATTTTCATAGGTCCGGGTTTTCATATAATATATGATACAATCACATATTATCTAACTCAGTATATAATACGCCTGGTGCTCGTCGCTCTCCACAGCGACTTTGCCCACCTGCGAAAATCCGCATTTCCCAGCCATCGCCAAAATGTCTTGTTCACTCTCCATGAACAGTTTGCGTTCATTTTGGCGCACATTTCGCGTCGCCGCATCCGTGAATGTTTCCACAAAGGTCGAGCACTTGCCGTCGCAAATATCGTATTTCGCCACATATTCGAAATTGCCGAAATCCACTTCCGTGCGCACAATTCGCGTGCTCGCGTATTTCTGCGGATTGTCGATGAGCGGCGGCGTCCCCACCGGCACCACCGTATTGAATCGGTCTTTGTTCACCAGATGGATAACCAGGTATCCGCCGCCTCTCAACCAATATCGACAATTGGTGAAGAACGCCGGTTTGTTGGCTATTTCATAAATGGTTTGATAGAGGCACAAGATATGGGTGAAACTGGCGCGCTCAAATGCCATCGGTTCCAAAACGTCGGCTTGTTTGACGGGGGCGTCCGTTTTCGTCGCCGCCTGTGCGACCATCGCTGGCGACTTCTCGATACCCACGCATTTGGCGCCCGAATCCGAGAGGTGGCGCAGGGTTTCGCCCGTCCCCGTCCCCACATCCAAAAACACACTATTGTCATCCGCGCCCGTGATTTTCAGGATTTGCGACAGTTCGGTCTTTGTGCGGTCTTCCGGCAAATGGATGCGGTCATACACTTTTGCGTAAAAGTCGTCGTACGATTCGCCGTCGGTTTTCAGTACAAATCGCTCGGATTGTGTGAATCCCTCTGTCATTTTTTGCCTAAATAGTGTTAATATGAGTGCTACAATTGAGAGCACAACCAATATGAGAGCGAATGATGGCATATATAATAGGACCAAACTTATTGTCGCAATTGTGTTCGCGTCGAATTGAAGAATCGGTCTTGGCCAATTCCCGCCAAATTGGGGCGGGCTCTATCGACAAAGGTCGGCTGGTGAAAAAGTCCCGCATAGGGTTGTGCGACGGGTCTGCCCACGACCTCTACACGATATAGGTCGCTGGTTGAGCTTGGGACATATACAGACTGCGACGAATGCTGAAGCGCCATCGTCTGATTGCGTAGCACGGCCTCGGTGTCGATGTTTCGCGCATATGTCTTGTAGGGACCGTTTCGTGATGCCGGATTGAAATTGGTCGCGACATTGTGTTCGATTCTGGGGAGAATGGCGACGGTGGGAGCAACCAACATCGGCAAATTGTATTTTGTAGAGAGAGGTCGCGGCGAAAAATTGGGTTCGAGCGGTATGTCGGGGAAATGGCGACTGGCCAGGCGCTGGTTCAATTCGTCGGTGCGTTCATGTTGGGTGATTATAACTTCGCGATGTACACCATCAATTAATCCATTGGGTTTTATTGTTTTGGCTGTCAAGTTCATTCTATACAATATATTATGCAAATATATAAGGATGTCCGCGATTTTTACCATTTTTGCAATTATGATTATTATGCTGGCAATCGATTCAGTATACCTCTATTTGACTAAATCCATTTTTGGTCAGCTTGTCGCCAAAATACAGAGGACAGCACTAGAGTTCAAACTTGTGGGCGCGGTTGTTGTCTATATTTTGCTCGCGGTCGGCCTCTATGTATTCATTGTGGAACCTGGCAAACCCTTATGGCAAGCGGCGTTGCTCGGACTTGTCATCTATGGTGTGTATGATTTTACCAATTATGCTATTTTTAAGAAATATGATTTGATGGTTGCGCTTATGGATATGATATGGGGTTCCGTGTTATTTACTGCGACCACGTTTGTGGTGCGTCGTGTAATGTAAAAAAACAGGAGTTATACGTATCATTCGCTTAGGCCGAAGGTTGCTTTGCTTAAGGCCGCTTCGCTAAGGCCTTATGGCCGACACACTTAGGTCGCTTCGCTTAAGGTCGCTTCGCTTAAGGTCGCTTCGCTTATAGTCTCACAATAAACACATTGGGGTCAAATGGTTTTCCTCCACCACCGGCTGCCGATTCTGGCATTCGAAACGAATCGTCCGTTTTCACGCGCTCTTCCGCGTCCAAAACCATTTGCTCCGTAATGGTGCCAATGGTTTGATAAAACGCCGCAACGCGTGGGTTTGTCTTGATTTTCTGCGGATTGAATCCGCTTAAATAGAGTCCTTCCAGGGTTCGAATCCTGCTCAACCCCACATAACTCTGCCCATACTCAAACACATTTGAGCCTAAATCCATTTGCGCCAGGTCAAGTGTGACCCCCTGCGACTTGTGTATTGTGAATGCCCATGCCAGGCGCAGCGGGATTTGCTCAATTCCCAGCCGCGGGTAGTCCCCGTGCTGATACACTTTTGCCGAAATCGGCATCGTGATGCCATTAATGAACTTCACAATGGGAATATTGGTTCCCCCCATGAAATCCACCACGATTCCTTGCGACCCATTACAGATTCCCGAATCTGTGTCCAAGTTTGCGAGGCACATCACTACGGCGCCTTTTTTCAGTCGGAGCTTGGGGACAACCTTGCTATTCTCCTCAAACAAATCGAGCTGTTGTTTGATTTCATCCGCGGTGAGTGCCTCGGTTCGCGCCATCAATTCGACTGGTATCGGCGTGCCCGTTTCCGCATAGGTCGAGAGTCGAGTCATCCGTTTCGAATCATAGATATTCTCCGCGTCAGTGAGCTTGGCATACATGGTGTCATTGACACGCTCCGCATCGGCGTTTCGCGGGAACAGCTTTGTGGGCACAATATCACTGGTGGCCGGTGGTTCGAGCATGCGCGCTTGTAGGAGCGCGGCCGACTCCGGCGTCAAGACACCCTGGCGTACTTCATCGAGCACTTTGACGAACTCGGGGTTCTTGTGTCGGAACATGGTATTTAGAGCAATGTGCGAACCAGCGGGAAATGTTGATGCCCAGCGCCCAGACTCGAAGCAAAATCGCATGGTTTCCGGGTCATCGCGTTTTCCCACGGGCGGCAGCTGGTAGAAGTCGCCGATGAAGATGACCTGAATGCCGCCAAACGGGCGCAATGGGTTCTTGCGAATGATTTGGCCAATGCGGTCCAGCACATCGAACATCTTTTGCGACATCATTGAGACTTCATCCACGATGAGGACACGCGTGGATTTCCAATTGGTATTCGCCTTGCGATTTTTCGACGCTTTATCCACGATGTCGGTGCTTTCGCCCTGGCACAATCCGATACCGCTCCACGAATGGATGGTTTTGGCGCAACAATTTAGCAACACGGCGGCGCATCCGGTGAGAGCACACACCGCGTGTTTAGTGCCGCGTTGTTCTAGATCTTGTTTGATGGTCTTGATGAGATGCGATTTGCCCGTTCCGCCGGGGCCAGTAATGAACAAGTTGGCACCCGCGCGATATTTGTAGAATGCGTATTTTTGTTCGAGTGAAAGCGAATCCAAGTTGGGCCCCGAAGGGGACGAAGACATTGGGTCAAGTTGTCCTGGCGCAGGCGCAGGCGCTTTTGGGTCAAGCTGCGCTTTTACAAATGCCTCGGCTTCTTCGGCGTTTTTAAACTTTTTGAACTGGGCACCCGTGAATCCATCAATTTGCGCACGGCATTCTTCCCACGTATTGTATACTCCCGGTACGATTCCTCGTTTGACTCCATAAAATGCGACGTTTGACATGATTGTAAATAATAGATTGTTTTTGTGATTCCAGATTGCGCGCAATTCAATTATCAATTTTTTAGCCCTACGAAAATCTGTAATAGGTCCCGTTGACATCGCAAACAAGCTTCAAGTGTTCGCATTCTTTGTCCGTAATAAATCGAGTGCTATTCATCGTGTAATATGGATTGTGAAACATGGGCTCAGTATTCCGACTCTCTCCAATACTTGGTAAATAGATATTAAAGTGCTGCTTCTCATAGTATTCATATTTCAAAAACGCGTGCTCATAATCCTGGATATTGTTCAAAATAATCAGCTTTTCTAGGCGCGGAAACGTGTATCGCCTAAGATTATAAACCGCGTCTTGCTTACAATCAAACATGATTGTCATTTCCACATGGTTGAAAACCTTGCTATATGGGATGCTTTTTTCTTTGATTCCACGTAGCACCAAAATATTTGGAGAGAGAAATCGAAATGCGTTCATATAAATAGTTTATACCCGACAAACTATTTATGTTGTTTTTCTACACCTTTGCTAATTTAATCGTGTTTCTTGCTTTTAAAGTCTTTCCACGAAATGGCCGCGGGCTCGACAAAGACCGGCGCATCGGCAGCATGTTCTTTGTCCAAATTGTCGCCCCTCCTGAGCGCACTATCCACATACATCTCGCGCAAAATCGTACCTACTTTGACAGAGGCGTCATATTGGTCGAGAGTCCCATCCTCAATCTGTTTCAAAATGCCAATGAAATTGACCATCATTTTCATATCGAGCTCGTCCTTCAACACTTTGCGAAACAAGTCAGTGTAATTACTGAATAAAAAGGGTGCCGATGTCTCGCACAAATAGTTGAACTTCTCCTCCTCTACCATCTTCATATGGAAATGGTCCTTCTTAATACGACACAACTTGCCTATATCTTCGAGGATTCTTTCACTATGTTTTAATTCTCGAATACGCTCCGTGTTGTTTACATAGTCGTCGCTATCCATGAGCGATTTCATATTTAGACTTTGCATAAAACTGTTGCTCATTCTATTGTGGTTTATACCATTTGTTTATAAGTTCTTTACACGAAAATAAATAATATACAAAAGTTAGACCCCGTTGGGGGTTCGCTTCACTTAACCATTTTGGTGGTGGATTCGCTGATGCTCTCTTTGGTGGAAAAGCATCAGCTTTTCTTCGGTGGATTCGCTGATGCTCTCTTCGGTGGAAAAGCATCAGCTTTTCTTCGGTGGATTCGCTGATGCTCTCTTCGGTGGAAAAGCATCAGCTTTTCTTCGGTGGATTCGCTGATGCTCTCTTCGGTGGAAAAGCATCAGCTTTTCTTCGGAGGCATCGGCTATATTAAATATTTACCGGTATTATATAATTCAATGTCGGCCTCTATATCGGACTTGGACTTGAATGTAATCGATAATATGTCCCAAGATGGGTTTTATGTATTTACATTATTTGGAATAACGCTGGCCTCTATTTCCTATATGGCAAAACAGTTTGAAATCAAAATGAATTGGTCGTCTATGAAAAATCGACCCGATGTTATGAAGTACTCGTGGTTGTTGTCCAATGTGAAAAACCAGCTAGAAGATGGAATTATGGATGCTGAGAAAAAAATTACCCAGCAAATTGTTTTGAATCCAGTAGTAAAATCGCTCGATGATGCTACAAACAAAATGAATCGCGCATTATCATCTGTATCAAAAGATGTCGGAAAGCTTAAAAAGAAAGTAGAGGATGCGAACGCCTTTAAAGATAATAAAAACACGACTTTGGCAATCGCACTTCAAAACAATATTTTAGCATTAAAAGAGGGGATGCAGAAAGTGATTGCCTCTCTGATTATACAACGGCATGTGAATAATAACACAATCAAAATGATGAGCGGCACGCGGTCACTTCAAGAAAGTGTTCGGGCGGCGGTGAATAAAGTGAGTGGTCAGGCACCAGTAGCGGTACCACCGAGTGTCGAAGAACCCAAGATGTTGGGTTCAACACCAGTTGCAGCGCCTACATCAGTTGCAGCGCCTACGTCAGCGCCTGCACCAGTTGCTGCGTCTGCACAAGTTGCTGCGCCTGCGCCAGCGCCTGCGCCAGCGCCTAAGCCTGCGGCAAAAAAGAAGAAGAAGAAGTTGTGGTAAAATGATATGCCTCTATTGTAATGGGCTATTACTGGGAACAAAATAAAATATATATCATCCTATCAATTGTAATTTTTATTATATGGCTTATAATTCTGGGGCTATTATTCATTGATATCAATATTCAATTGGCTACAAGCGATAACGACACATGCAGCAATCCAGTCGCCATGTATTTTGATAAAGCAAATCGGGAAAAATGCCTTCGTTTAGCAGCAGAGAAAAAATCAGCGATTATACAAAAAATCGAAAAAACATTTGAAAAAAATGTAAAAAACGTCATTAAAAAAACGCGTGATGTTAAAAAAGAAATCAAAAGAGTCGATGATTATTATGAAGGTATAATGAGCAAAAAAGAACAAGAACGTGTAAAAAAAATTGAAACTGCGCGCAGCCTCTATAATGACGTCTACAACCTAGTTCAAAAGATTCGCACCGATTACAAAGAAAACCAAGAAGGTTTAGTAAAATTGGTGGATTATTATCAGAATACATTTGAATACAATCAACAAATAATGAAAGAACTGGCTTCTCAACTGTTGAAAAAACTGGTTAGCAATACATTCACAAAGAATTATGATGAACAGAGAGGTAATATGGTTGAGAGTTATGACAAGATTCAGCAATTCCTAGCAACATTTAGCAAAGAAGAACGCCTTCCAGATTTGCCACGTGATGCTCGAAAGGGGAAAAAATAGAGGCACCAAGTATTGTTTTTATCTGCTTATTATTTATAAATGTCAAACAATTGGGTAGTCATTATTTTCTTATTATTTGCTGTTTTAATGATGTCTCTTTATTTAGGATCTCAGAATTATAATGGTTTTACTCCTGCCAAATCAACATTATCGGAGTATCCATATGAGGGATTTGCCAATTACCAGAATGCTTTTGAATCGAGAGATGATAAGGCGACAAAGCCTGCGACCAAGCCTGAGACAAAGAAGGAGGGATTCGAGACAATGCCCGAAGAGAAGGTTTCCACATTATCTGGTTCCACCTATGGTGTTGATAAACCGGTCGCTTTCCTTTATAATAACGATGCCAACACAACATGCAAGAACTACGGCTACACCAACTCAAAGGGGTTCATCTGTATGAGCGAGAGTGATATCAAGCTCCTCACCACTAGAGGCGGCAACGCGGCTGGTGCGAGTGACCAAATCGGCAAGTAAAAAACAATAAATATTTGTTCAACAACAACAATAAATATTTACTTCCAAACAGCACATCGAATGTCTAGATATACATCATCGAAAGCGCGCTTGACCCCGGATTGTCGACTTTCACCAATGTATCGACATCTTTCCGGCTGAGCGTATATGGGAACGTCACATTCAGCCCCATTTCCTTCGAAAACATCTGCGTTCCCGATTTGACCAACCGATACAAATTGAGCTTGGTGTGTATGATTTCGAGCGAGCGCTTCAAGTTGCGCACCCCCTCTTCGCCCTTTGCCTGGTTCGAAATGATATGCGACAATACATCGTCGGGGAACACAATGTCGTCAGGTCCGAACCCAACTTGTTCGCGGATTTTAGGCAATATGTGATTTCGCGCAATAATCATCTTTTCCTTCAAGTCGTAGCCCTTGGTGCGAATGCGATACATGCGGTCACGCAAGATGGGATTCACCAGATTCTCGTCATTGTAACTGAATATGAACATACACTTGCTCAAATCAAGCTCGATTTCCGAGAAATACTTGTCGTGGAACTGGTTGTTCTGTGAAGTGTCCGTCAAATGGGTGAGCACGCCGATGATTTCTTGGCCGCGCGCCGTGTCGCTGATTTTATCCAGCTCATCGAAATAAATCACCGGATTCATACACTTGCTCTCCATCACGATTTGCGCGATGCGCCCCCATGTGCTGCCCTCATATGTGTAGCTGTGACCTTCCAGGAAACTGCTGTCGCCACAGCCGCCGAGGGCAATGAAGGCGAACTCGCGGCCGAGTATTTTGCTGATTCCGTCCTTGACAAGACTCGTTTTGCCAGTTCCAGGTGGACCATGAATCGCGATGGCCGTGCCAATCGAGCTGGGGTTCGCAATCCACTGACCAACCATCTGCATAATCTGCATCTTGGCATCCTCGAGTCCATATACGCACTTGTCGAGCTGTTCCTTGGCATTCACAACGAAATCACTACATTTGTCGATTCCATCGCGAATATTGATTGACAAGCTCTTGTAAATGCCGAAAGGGATTCGCATGAAGTTGTCGACCCAGTTCTTCAACTTGAAATATTCGGGGTCGCCCGGCTCCATCAAACTGAGCTGGTGAAGGCGCTGTAATGCGACGGCTTTGAACTTAGCGGGCATATTCGATTGTAGCAGCGTCAACCGGTACGGTTTCTCTACATACATGTAGCCATTGATTTCGCGCAAATCGGACATGATACGGAGCTGCTCCTTGTTCGACAACTTGGTCTTGAAATAGCCGATTTCGTCGGTGATGACCTGAGTGTCCGCCTTTTCGAGCAATTCCTCGTAGGTGTTGGCGTTTTTGCTGCGCGCGTGTTTGATGAGTTTCTTGATGGAGCGATTACATTGGTCGAGCGCTTTTTGAACAATCTTATTATTCGGTTTCGAGCGCAGTTTCTCAATGAGGACGCGTTTTAGTTCAATGATTTCGCGGTACTTTTCGTCGATATTGACGACCTCGGACAAGGGGTCGGGCACAACATCCTTGGTTTTTCGTTTGGACGCGGCAGTTGGGCTCGTAATGTCAGTTGTAGAATTGGAAGGCGACAAAGGCATACCGGGTAGCTCCATCGCTTGGAAGTCTTCTTTCATGTAGATTTCCTCGTCGTCGGTATTGTATTCATCTTCATTGGACAAATTGGACGGGATGCGATTCTTCAGTCCAGATACTGGCTGACCCCCAATGGTCATGGTGATTTTGAATGTCTTGTCGTCCTTTTCGTCTTCTTCCGACTCGTCGTCTTCCGAGTTGTCATCATCGTCGTCGTCGTCGTCATCGCATTCGGATTCGTCGTCGCCATCTTCTTCATAGATGCTTTCCTCATTGTCCTCTTCGTAATCGTCTTCTTCATCGGAAGATTCATGCTTGGACTTGGATTTCGACTTGGATTTGGATTTTGACTTGGATGCGTCTTTCACAAGTTTTTTGTTTTTCGCAAGCAGTTTTTGGATGACATCTTGTAAATTGGCGGTGTCATCTTTTTTTCCACCTTTCTTTTTTTTGGGTTTTTTATCGGATTCGGTGGAATAACTGCTGGTGTCGACATAGGAGGAAGATGTGTATGATTCAGTGTCGGACATTGTCTCGTAGTTGCTGTCAGAGTCGTCGTCGCTGCTGCTGCTTTCCGGGTCTGGGCGAGACTTCTTGTAGTTTCGTCCCTTGTTTTTAGAGGTGTTGTCAGTGATAGTTCGTGGCATTGTATTTTCGTATATTTGTATTTCATGGAAGCCATTTACAAAAATCAATTTTTTGGCACGCACTCAACGAGTGCGTGACAAACAACACTTTGACCCAGTTAAACGTTACGTTTCACTAGGTCAAACAATTTTTTCAAACCTACTCTACGAGTTCACCTCAAAAAATTGTTAAAAATTGAAACATTAAGTTTCAATTTTTAAGTGCTTTTTGGGATGGGGCCCATGGGCCCCCATCCAAAAAATTGCACAAACGCAAAACTGTAAGTTTTGCCAGTTTGGGGTGTTGTTTGAGGTCAACTCGTTGAGTTGACCTCAAAAAATTGATTTGTCAACACATGGATTTATAAAAGGATATAAATATTACCACCCATAATATATAGCATTTAAAAATGACATCCAAACAAACCGCGTACAAAAACCCTTCGCGCATCATCGGCATCCAGTTCGGAATGTTCTCCCCCGAAGAAATCCGAAAAGCAGGTGTAGTCGAAGTGGTTTCGAAGGATACGTATATTGGAAACAGTGAAGTCGCGGGCGGCCTCTTTGACCCGCGAATGGGCGTACTCGGACAAGGAACCATTTGCCCCACGGACGGCCTCACCAACATCATGACCCCCGGTTATTTCGGATACATCGAAATGTCGCGCCCCGTGTTCTTTATTCAACATTTGAAGGAAATCATGAAAATCCTCAAATGTGTTTGTTTCAAATGTAGCAAGTTGTTAATCAGCAAGGAACAACATCACCAGGCAATCCACTTGAAACCATCCGAACGCTGGGATTATGTGTATCCATTGTGCGCCAAGCAGAAACGTTGTGGCGACGCAACTGAAAATGGCTGTGGATGTAAGCAGCCCGACAAAATCAAACTGGAAGGAATGGCCACCATCAATGCTATCTGGGACAATTTAGTCAATACTGAGACAGCTGCCGCAGAACCCGACCCCAATAAGGGCAACTACGTGATGAAATTGACCGCCGAAATCGTATTGAAGATTTTCAAGCGCATCACAGACGACGATGTCGAGTTCATGGGGTTCAGCGCAACCTGGTCTCGCCCCGATTGGATGATTTGCCAGGTTCTCCCCGTTGCGCCACCCGCCGTTCGCCCTTCCGTGAAGCAAGACGCAAACCAGCGCAGCGAAGACGATTTAACCCACATTTACGGCCACATCATCAAGACGAACAAGGACCTCGCCGACCGCATCAACAACAACGCGTCGGCATCCACCATTGACAGTCTTACCGCGGTCCTACAATATTTCGTGGCGATGATTGTCAATAACAAAGTGAAAGGCGCCGTGCCCATGGCGCAGCGTTCGGGCAGACCACTCCAGTGTATTACTGGGCGCCTGAACAGCAAAAATGGGCGCATTCGAGGCAATCTGATGGGCAAGCGCGTCGACTTCAGTGCGCGTTCCGTCATTACTGGCGACCCCAACTTGTCGTCGCGACAGCTCGGTGTCCCCAAAAAGGTGGCAATGTGTCTCACAAAACCCATCGTGGTGAATGACCGAAACCGCGGATTCCTCACCAAACTCGTCCAAAACGGACCCGACGAATATCCAGGCGCGAAAATCCTGGAGAAGAAAAGTGGCCACAATGTGTCGTTGCGATACATTGACCGGATGGCCATTCGACTGGAAAATGGCGACATCGTTCATCGACACATGATGGACGGCGACGCGGTGCTTTTCAATCGGCAACCCAGTTTACACAGAATGAGCATGATGTGTCATATTGTAAAGGTCATGGCCAGAGGCGATACCTTTCGTATGAACGTTGCATGCACAAAGCCCTACAATGCTGACTTTGACGGCGATAAACATCTTGTCGCCAACAAGAGAATGCTTTTCAAGATGTAGATAATACTTGAAAAGGAAAACATTGGAATATCTACTTACAAATTGTATTGGCATAGATACATTTGTAAATATAATCTCTTAGTCATTTAATTAAATTACATAAAAATAAATTGCCCTTACATAATAAAGAATGATATTGAATAAAAGTGATAGTGATAAGGTTATTGGCGAAATATACAAAATAACAAATACACAAAATAATAAAATATATATTGGACAAACACGGAGTCATCGATTAAACAAAGATAAATATAGACCGTTTGGATCTATGGGAAGATTCAAAGACCATGTGAATGAATGCTATTCCAAAAAGAAAAATTGCTGTAAATATCTTAATTCAGCCATTTTGAAATATGGAGAACAATATTTTGTCTGTGAAAAATTGGCGGAATGTCCTGTGGATAAATTGGATGAAACCGAAATAAAATACATTTTGGAATACAATTCAAAATATCCCAATGGATACAATTTGACAGATGGCGGTAAAACTTGTAAATACAGCACTGTTGTTGAACCCGCTGTTTGTCAAGCAGAACGCCCACGAAATTACAAGCGCAGTGATGACACAAAAGCGCGTATTTCGGCAAATGTGAAAGAAGCAATAAAAGACATTTCGCACAGGAAAATGATGATGAATAATGTTCAGCAACAACATATGAATCAAAAGTTTGAAAGGTTTAAAAATGTG